GAGCCCAAGCTCTGGTTCTGCGTCGTCTTCGATTGTCCGGTTGTTGTTCCGAAGGCCTGGCCCATCTGCGTCGCCATCGGTGCGACTTCGCTCCAAGCCTTGATCGGCGCCGTGCGTGCGTCCTCGAACTTCTGCATATCGGCGTTGATCTTGTTCTGATTGTAGGAGTCGGTGATCTGTCCCGCTCCCAGCTGGTTCGATATGATCTGCTGTCCGACACCGGGAAGCGCTTGCGCCGCCGATAGCTTGTTCGCCTGATCGGTTTGCCATGCCTGGAACAGAGGTTGCGCGAGGCCGTCGGCCAAACCCTTTGCGAGGACGTTCTGGTTCTGCGTTCCGCCAACCATTCCAGCATTCGAGAAGGTCGCGTTCGTCGTCGCCTGCACCTGTCTCCGGATTGCGTCCTGCATCGCTTGCACCTGCGGATTGTCCGCGATGTTCGCCGATGAATTGAGCAGCCCCATGAGGTAGTCTTGCGAGGCGTTCGCGCCGGTCGAGTCCCGAAGCATCTGTTGCCCGGACTGCGTATCTCCGGACAAATCTGCAACCCGTGGACCTTGATAGACCGCCGTCGAGTTCGGGTTGGAGAGATAGCTCGACATGATGTTGCCGCCCTGCTCGAGCGTGCCTGAGACTGGCGCATAGGGCGTCGTCTTTTGGGTTGACGACGAGGATGACGAGGACTTGCCCATCAGGAGAGTTCCTTTGCAATCTGGACCTGCACGGGCTTCCAGCCCTTCGATTTCAACACGCGTACCCAGCCAAACCGTCCGTTGCCTTCGAGGCGTTTGGCCCCGATGTCCCGAGCCCACCACTCGATGGTGGAGAGCACCGCCTCGAGAGATCGCGCCATGCCGACGCCGGCCGTCACCGGCAGCGCAACCGTCTTTCCATCGGGATGGTCGTAGACTTCGGTAATGACGACGCCGGTTATTCGGCCATCCGTTTCGAGGTGCCAAAGCTGGCGATCTTCACTGTCGATCTTCGCCCGGTAAGCGGTGGCATCCTCTTGCGACTTCCCCCGCTTCAGCGCTTTCTCGACCCAATACAGAGAGGCGTTCCAATTTGCGTCTGAGACCGGAACGGGGCGCGGAATGAGAGTCGACGCCATCAGTAATACGTACCGCCGCCAACGGCGGTGCCAGCCACGTCGCCGGGGACAAACGAGGCTCCGGCGTTGTTAGTATTGATGGAACATACGCCGTAGCAAGTATACCGCTTGCCGGTGATCGTGTTGCCGCCAAGGGTGAAGGTCACGGCAGCCAAATTGATGAAGCCAAAATGCTGAGCGTAACAATTTGATTGGCTGTACGCCACGCTGGCAGAGTAGGTGATCGTCGACGAATCAAGATTCAATTGCGATCCGAACCCGACCAGCCAGCTATATGCTGCCGCCCCAGATATTTTGAACGCACCATTTGTCCCGCTAACAAAGCAGCTATTGTCGAGGCGTATATGCGCGGCTGAGCAAGCGCCAAATTCGATATTATTTATATTGACAGAACCGGGTCCGTTCCATGCAATGGCGTTCCCAGCAGAATTCGCGATCTTCATGCCTTTGATGACGTATCGGCAATTCCATGATGTGCCGCTGATGTTTGTAGATGAACCGCTAAGGTCGACGTTCGCGGGCGTTGTGACATTGCCGATAATGCTGATTGGACCAACGCCGACGTAGTTCTTCAGGACGAAAGCCCCGTATGAACCGTCAGCGACATTGATCGTGACCGCGTAGACGCTGAGATCGAGAGCGCAGGCCGTATCAATCGCCTTCTGGATCGTCAGAAATGCGCCGCCCGACGTGTTGGCCAGTCCGTTGTTGCTGTTGCTCCCATCAGCGCGGACATAATAGGTGCGGTTCGCAAGCAGCGACTCACGAGGCCGTGACCCAATCGGAGTCCAGCACACACATTTCCAATTGCCTGAGCCATCCGAAACGAAGATGCCCTTATCGCCTGCCGCCGTGATGATATTCGACGCGCCGGGAATGATGAGCGACGTTCCGTTATATGTGAGCGTCAGCGAGCCAGTGAACTCAACAAAGCGGAATTTGCTCGCACCCGTTCCAAGAGAGGTGATCGTCGTTGTGCCGGTGATCCGGACATAGGGTGTCGTCGCAGCCCCGATATCGCAGGTCGCGGCAGAGGCGACGTCGGACGCCGTCCAGTATGGACCGGCATTGATCGCATCCTCCGCAAGCCAACTGAAGCCGTATGTCTTGGTGCTGTCGGCAATCGGGACAGTCCCATCAAGCCCAATAACCATGGCACCGAATACCGTGCCGTCGCCAACCGGAATCGTGCCTTTGGCTGCTGAGAGCGATCCGAACCCGCCAGCCGGTCCTTGATCGCCTTTCTCACCCGTGACCGAGATGTTCCAATCCGACGCCGATGCAGGTGCGGAGCCCAGAAGATCGACAGTAACGACGAGAACCTTCGTTCCAGAGTTCCAGCTTTTGACCCTGCCCGACATCCAGTTGTTCGCTGCCGCATTGGACGCGACACGGACGCGCTGGTTGACGAGATAGTCGGCATTCGCAACGAGCGTGAACGTGCAATCCCCGGTCGTGGGCGTGACGGAGGTCGTAGATGTTGCGACAAGAATCGAGCCCGGAGCTCCATTCGAACCATTGGTGCCGTTCGAACCGTCGGCGCCGCGTGGGATAGTGAGGTTGAGCGTCTGGGCCGGAGATGTTCCCGTAATCGTCGCATCGGCGCTAGAGCCCGGCGCACCGGTTGTGATTGTCCCTATGCCGAGCACGTTCGGAGCACCAGAGTTGCCCTGGATGCCCTGGATGCCCTGGCTTCCGACATCGCCGATAACGCCGAAGGTCCAACTGGTGCGCGTTCCGGAGCCGACGACACGATCGACCGTGAGTGTCAGCGTACCGCCCGTATAGCTTGCTACGGGGCCTTCCACGTAGTTTGACGCATCGAACGCCGCGCGCACCCTCTGCCCTACAGCATAGGCGTAGCCAGTCCCGATCGAGAATGCCTTTGATCCGGTGCCGATCGCGACGGAAGATGTCGACGTTCCACCATAGCCGGAGCCGGTATCTCCCTTGTCGCCCTTGTCTCCGATCGGCGCGATGTTCCACGACGCGAACGTGCCTGATCCGACAAACCGGTCCATCGTGATAGAGAGTGATGTCCCGGAGTAGGATGCAATCGGCCCCTCCATGTAGTTCGCGCCGTTAGATACGCGAAGGCGCATTCCGACCTGAAGCGCGAGACCGGCTTCGACCGTGAATGACATCGTTCCGACGCCGATCGTGCGGCTGGTTGTCGACGTCGTGATGTTCTTGGCGCCGAGCGGCCCCGGCGGACCCATGAGCGTGATTGGCGCGCCCCATGTCGCGCCGTTCTTGACGTAATAGAGCGGCTCGTCGTCCTGGAAGTAGCGAGAGCCATCACCACCGAGAGAGTTATCAGGGGGGCCGATGCCGCCGAGAATTTCGGACTGGTTCGCGAGCGCGTTCGCGACTTCCTGCGCAAGTTTGGTGACGTCGCCCCACAACAAGCCTTGCGCGGTGGCATAGGCACTATTGGTGACCGTCGTAAACGGCCATGGCTCCGTAAGAGTGAGCGAGACGTTATCCAGCCCCACCGAGCCAACCTCGACGGGGGGATTGCTCCCAACGAACAGGAAGTCACCCGCTCGAACCGTCGAGTTCCATCCGGTCAATGTTCCGGTGACTGCGGTTGAGCCATTGGCAACCGACAGCGTACCGGTGCGATACCAGTAGCTCATTGATGTCCTGAGATGAGAGTGAGGTTAGTAGAATGCACCAACGAATGCGGTGACGTTGACAGTCATTTCATTGAACGCTTTGGCGCTGGTGCCGATACCGTCAGTAGGGAACCGTCTTTTGATCGACGCGATCAGACGGCCAGCAGAAATCGAGATGACCATAGCTGATAGTTGTGACGCTGATCGTGCCGTGTTTGTGTAGGTTGTATAGCGATCGGGAAACATGCTCGTGCTTCCCCTGACGAGCACCGATGTTCCGCCAATAGATCGCGTTTCTCCGTTCGCCTGATAAAGTCCGAGCACATCCGTTGCGTTGGGGTGCACGGCACCTAAGTCATAGGTTAGGTTTTCGATGACAGGCTGCTGACTGCTTCGATCCTTGCTTGGTATCGTGAAACTCTTGTTCACGATAGCATTCGAGATCAGGAACATGCTCCGGTCGGTATCGAGGACGTTCCCGAAGCGAATGCGGCCCGACGAAGCATCCAGCGCTTGCGCCAGCGATGGCATGGCGGCCGAGAATTTTACGATTTGCGCAGCCGTCCTATCGTTCCCTGGCCACGCTCTTCCTGTGCCTTGATCTGTGATCGGAGAGGACGCGCCAGAAAACACCGTGTAGCCGTTGACGTTGAACGCCACGCCAACAGAATGAATCCCGTGATTGGAGTCAAGCTGCCCAACTTCGTAATCAGCCGACCTCCCCCGATACAGCATCAACGGGCCGCTATCATCCTTATAGAAATATCCGTAACTCGTATCAAACCGACCGCAACGCACTCGCCCGGCGGCGATATCGGCCTCGAATCCTACATTAAGAGGCGGTCTTATGAGGTTGCCGCCAGCGTCGATGCCCATGTTGCAAAGGTAGATTTGAATGTTCGCAAAAGTATCGGTTGTGTAGTACGGCATCTCGACAAACATCGAGATCGAGCTTGCGTCCCCGTAAACATTGACGCTGGCTGTTGCCGTGCCAGAACTTCCATTGAGCGATACGTTTATTGGTATCCAGAATGTGCCTTGCAGCGGGATGACGTACCCGGCGCCGTTGATGCGCGCGATAACAACCGGCGTATATCCAAGGCCGTGCGTAAGGATCGTCTTCCTATAAGACGAATAGTATTTTACGCCCGCCGTTTCCGAGTAGTCGACGCCCACCCATCCGCCGCTATTCGGATTGAAGTTCAGAGTAATTGTCGGCGCTGATACGATCCCGAGATAGTCCACGTCAGGGTGGCCGGCCCACTTCCATGAGCCGAAGTTTGCCAGAGGGTCTACGAATGCCGGATCGGAAAGATTGGCAGCGCTACTCCCAGGATCGTTATTGATCATGATCGCCGCCCGGTTGCTCGGTGCATCGACGACAAGTCTCGGGCTCGCCATCAGGGCTTCATAATAAAATAGCCGGATGCGGCGTTGAGATCGAACTTACCATCCGGTCGGTACCAACGCATATTGGCGATATCGAAACGGCACGTATCTGCGGAATTGCGCATTAGGCCAGCGATGACCTCACCTAGATTTGCAACGATCGCCGAAAGAGAATTCGCGCTGATCTTGTCCGCTGTGACTGCGCCGGCCTCGATCGTGCGCGCTGAGATCGAACCGTCGGCTATGACTTCACCGCGAAGCGCGATCTTCGGTACGCCGGCGACAATATCGATGCCGAACGCCCGTACAGCATTGCCGCCAGAAGTTCCCGCTTTGCCGACCGTAAAGAAATCAACGTTGAACGCCGCCGACGCCCCCTGCGCCGAGCCATCCATCTTGAACCAGCCGACCTGCTCTCCCTGCGAGTTGATCACAACTGCATAGCGAGCAAGAACACCATTCAAGGACGAGATCGTTTGCGAGATGGCGGTGCTATTGCCTGCGACCGTGCTTTGAACGTTCGTGATCTGCGTCGCGAGTGCATTATCGCCGTCGGCCACGGTCTGCGTAAGCTGCGTGACGTTGCCGTTTGTCACGCCAAGGTCGGCCGTTACCTCGTCTATCCTTTCTGCGAGCGCGAGATTGCTCTCATTCATCACACGCACCGTGGTGCGGACGCCCGTGTTCGCTTTCGCCGCCTGTATTGCCGCCTGCATCGTTGCATCGGCGTTCTGCTCGAGCTTAGTCTGGACCCGCTCCCGCAGCTCTGTGAATGAGCCCAGGATTTCATCCGCACGCGTGATGAGCGAGTGTTCAAAGGTCCGTTGTGGGGTCCAGCCTCCGTCGACACTCAGGCTGTCGATCTGGTCTTGCAGGTCTTGCGCCTGCGTCTTGAGATCGGAAACGTCCTGCTGAATTTGAGAGAGATCGACGGTTTCGCCGCCGGTCAACTCCTGCATCACCCGCCGCAGCGTGGCCGAGGTTGCCGTCGCCCAATTGTAGAGTTGCCCCGTCTGCTGGCCGGTCGGAAACGGAAATTCATAGCTCACCAGCCGCCCCCGCGTCGTGATCTATGCCCACTGCCTCAGTCCAGCTCGTCCCATAGGGAATCTGCAACTGTGCTCGGAGCCAGCGGGCTTCGACCATAACCGGGCAATACCCAAGGTCATTCATTGGCGAAATCGGATGGTTGACCGTCTGATCCGAGAGTTTCGACAGTTTCGACGTGATTGACACCGCGCATGTCGCGGCATCAACGAGCGGCAGGATTTCCGAAACAAACCCTTTCCGGCCAGGCGCCACCTCGGCAAAGCCAGTTTCAATGATCGCCGGCCGGTTCAATCCTTCGAACGTACCGACGTGCCCGGAGTAATCAACACCCATGATCTGCTTGCGGCTTTCACGCCAGACCGGACTGTCGATCGGAATGTTGACCTCATCAATGATCGAGGAACCCGCGATTGCGGCAACACCCGCATCATCGTCGATCACAACACCGGGCCGGGGCGCCTCAAACAGAAGATCGACCTCTATATCGTCGTGCGTCCATTCCCCGTCAGCAATCGAATAGGTCAGGACTTCATTGCAGCGCGCTGAGTTGCCGGTCGGGAAAGCAACCTTGAGCAATCGTTTCTCGACATCGGCGGCAATCGAAACCCGCGCCCTCTGCGTGTAGTTGAGACGGGACGCAAAATACCGGTTGATCTTGCCTTCTCCGACCGTCTGGCTCTGGTTGCCGTCGGTGACCCTGATCCCATCCTCGGACACGAAATACGCCGTTGCGCCATAGCGGCAGACCGCATTCGGTCCAAGCGCGCCGATCTTGTCCTCGACCTCATCTCGCTGGAAAGGCGATCCAGTCGAACCCTGGTAGGTCAAGCGGTGCAGCTTGCGTTCCTGGAAGATGATCCCGAACTGCCCTCCAATGCCACACACGAAATTACCGCCCGTGCTCGGAAGGTCGAATTCTCCGGCCTGCGTTCCCGTGTCCGGTTCCCAGTCGAGGTAATTGTTAAATGCCGAGTTCGACATCGTGACGCCGCGGCCAGAGAACACGAACTCGCGAATAATGAAGATGCCGTCCGATTGCGTAGGACCCGTAGAAAGATCGGAAAAATCGGTGTCGCCGTCGAACGTCAGCTTTTGAATGAAGCCCGTGTCTTTGCCGGCTGCCAAAACCGTGCCGCCGAACTGTTCAAACGTCCAGCCCCAATCCCGGTTTGCCGTGTAGCCGCCAATCCTGGAACGAATGACCGGCGCGCGCGCGACGATCTCATAGATGTTTCCATGATCCGCAACGAACAGACGAGGCGTTACCCTGTCCTGGTAAAACCCTCCGCCCCCGAGCGCGATATCACCGATCGCAGCGCCGTCGAGGAGCGGCAGGAAGGATTTGTCCGGAACGTATCTCCCACCCAACCGAATGACGCCCTTGGCTTCAGCCGCCGTTCCTCCGATGGAAGATTGATCCGGTTGCCATGGTGCGAAAGGAAGTGGGGATTTGGAGCGCATCAGACCCCGAACCCAATCTTGCGTTTCAGGGGACTGCCAACAGAGCGAGAAATCATCGTGTAGCGGTTCGCCGCGTCAACGGCGTCCGCATAGCGGCGGAGGGATTTGGCTTCCTCGTCAACGTCGCGGGTATGACGAAAGACTTCGACTTGGCAGCCATAGAGGTACACGCCAGGGAAGGTTGCCAAAATATCGTTGGTGTCGGCCTCACCTTCCAGCGCCTCGGCCTTAGCGTAATGAAGAAGCTGCCCCGTACCGGCCGTTTTACCCGGCAAAATGATCGTGTTGCCTTCGATCGTGTAGGCCAGCGGATAGGGAAAGCCCGCGCGGTCGGCCTCCGCTGGGTAAAACACGCTCGGCGGCTCGTATGAGACGGACACCGTCTGGGCGCCGCGCCAGTATAGAGCGCGCTTATCGAGGTAGCCGTCCGGCAAATTGGACTGGCCATCCACAAACGTCAGCGTCGTCGTCGATTCCATCTCGCGGATTCGAAGGGGAGCCACACTCGAGCCGCCGTAATACATGCGCTGTTCTGCCAGCGCGAGAATACCGGAGAACTGCGGCACGAGGTCGGTACGAGGTCCGAGGACGGCCGTTCGAAGGTCCCCGAGCGAGTCCAGCGCCACTTATTCTGCCTCCGTCGCGTAACCACGGCTCACCAGAATGTCTGCATGATCGGTTTCGACGATCTCCCCGGCCTTGTGCTGTCCGTGCTCCGACCAGGCGCCGGCGTCCTCGCCTTTCTGTTCCCATACGACCTTGCGCTTTTGCGGCCGCTCGATCTTTTCGACAACAGGAGCAACGTCGTCTTCGTCCGTTTCAACGGGCGTGCCGTCCTCTTCTCGAACGATCTTCTTGTTCCGGCTCAAATGATCACCTCCTTAGTTTTAAGGTAGCGGTATTCGTTGGAGTTCAGCAGCCGAGCCAGCAAATCCTGATGCTCTGGCTTCAAGGGGTCGACACCATATTTGTTGATCCAGGCATACTGCACCGTGACCGGGATCGAGGCGTAATGACGGAACTCGCTCTTACGATCGAACCCGCCATCGTTCTGCGATGCTTTGTTCTTGTCGAGAAGCGGCTCAACGTCCTGCATATATTCCAGGCTGAACGTGCCGTCATTATTCCCGATAAAGTCGATGCGGAGACCACGCTCCGCATCGTATTCTAGGAGCCTGCGCATCAGGTCGTCTGAATATCCGCCACGATGCCATTCTTCTGCTCGTCGGAGCATTCGAGCGTCCATTCGCACGAGATCATCTTGCGATCGGAATGACCAATCTTCGCGAGCGGATCGGTCTTCATTGGCTGCAGGAATGCCGCCTCCCAAGATGCCATGTCGAGGACGAGCGCGGAGCGGTTCGCGTCAGCCGCAACCGTGCGAGCTTTGTTGGTCCACGTATTGTCGCGGGCCGCTCCATGTCCGACGAACCTGTTCGGCACAATCGAATGCAACCCGAAATCCGACTTGTACACATCGGCGGCGGCAATGATCACCGCTGCCGATGTTCCGGGATTATCCCGGTACTGGGTGGCGATGCCGCCGAAAGTCGAGAACTTCTGCTTCATAGCGCCATTGACCATGATCGTCGACGGATTGCCGCCACGCGACCAACTCTGCTGGATGACGCTTTTCAGCATATCCTCTGTCGCCGTGCGAAGCGTCCCGTCCGTGGCGGCAACGATAAGCCCAGTGCCGCTATTGTAGCCGCCAGAGGCGCCCGTTGCGCCGCGCGAAACGTTGGTCTTGATGTAGGCTTCAGCGCCGCCCATTTCGCCGGCCGTACCAGTAGCACCAAGAACGGAAGCAAAGTTGCCTGTTGCGCGGGCTTCGAAGTCGCGCTTCAACTCTTTGCCCTTCTTAACGACCTGGTAGCTCAGTTCGTTGGAACGGCCATAAGTTTCGACGGCCTGGGACGTGGTTGAAACCTCAATCACCTTGTCCATCAGCTGCACGACGTTCTTGATCCGCACGGGCTGCGATCCGGTGTCGTTCGACGCAGCATCACCTTCAATATTCTTGTTCGCCGGGTCGGGAGCGGAAAGACTATCAACCATCCATTCCGGGGTGCGGTTCTTCGCCGATCCTTTCTTGATGCCGGAATAGAACGGCACCTCCTGCGGATCTGTCAGCGTGATAACGTCAGAAACGTCTTCCTTGATGCCGACCATTGCAAAGGTCTGCACCGTGTTTGAAGCAACGGCCATGATCTGATTTCCTTATGTGGGGTGCGACTTAAATGAGCCCGGCAAGGGCTTTAACGGCCGAGTCAACAGAGCCCGCTTGCGCATGCGCCTGCATCGCGTTGGACTGTTGTGCCGCTCTAGGATTGGTCGTCGTACGCGCTGCACCCTTCACAAGCTTTGGCTTCTGGCGGACGACCTTCACCGCTTCTGCCTGCTTCGCTTTCAACGCGCGAAGCTCTAGCGCATCGCGGATCACCAAAAGCTGGCGATGATCCCCGATGTTGCCGATTTCTTGGTCCGTGAAACCGTACGTCGAACGCAGATTGTCGGCGACGTTGCGCCGCGTCGCGTCCTGCTTCCACTCCGGCCACGCCTTCTCCGTCGCCTCGATCTCGCGGGCCACGTGATATTTCATGAGGTCCGCCTGCTGGCGATCCTGCTGTTCCTGATGCTGCTTTTTCTGCGCTTCGATGTTGGCGATCGCGGCCCGGTCCTGGTCAGCCTTGGACTTCAAGGCATAGTACTGATCCGGGTTGTAGCTCTGGTGTTGCGGGTTCAGCATCTCGATCGACGGATCGCGCGGCTGGAGGATCTGAGACACCACTTCCAGACCTTGCAGGTACTTGGCTCGGTTCTGCACCACGTCCTGGAGCGCCGTCACATAATCCGCCGGCGGGGGCGCCGACTTGCGAACCGTCTCCAATTCCGTCTTCAGCTTTGGCAGTTCTTCGTAAGCTGCCAGCACATCATCGAGCTTGACCTTGCGGGGAGCCTCGCCTTCTTTATCGGCGGGGAATTCGAAATAGTCGTCTTCGCCTTCTGCCGTCTCCGCTGCAGCCGCGTCCACCGCCGGTTCTACCGGGGGCTTACCTGTCTTCAGATCGACGACCTTTGCCGGGTCTTCAATTGCTGGTGGATTGCCTTCCTGTTGCTTGGCAACAAACTTCCCATCGGCCCCACGTTCTTGCGTGTTGTCCGGCGACTGCGCTCGTGTCAGCAACGCTGCTGCGTTCGACACATCCAGCGCCTGGTTCGTTGCGGCAATCTCGGCATTCGGTGCTTCATCGGCCATGTTTCAGTCTTTCCTGATCTTTGGCCGCTTTCCGGCCGAGGGTTTGCTCAGTCTCAAGATCGTGCTTCAGTTGCCGAACCAGTTGGATGGTCGCGGCACAGGTCCGCCGTGTCTCGTCATCCGTGATCGGCGCCGAGATCATGTTTTCCGTCAGATCAGCCAAGCGCCGTTCGAACCATGCCTGCACCACGGCATCCCCGAGCAATCGCTCAGCAGCGAGTCCACGATCGATCTGAGCGGCCGCGCGCTCAGAGGCAGGACGCGACGGAATCAACCGACGGCTCCGCCGGGATGCACGCCGCCCGTATTCGATACCGTCGGGGATGATCCATTCATTTTCGACGCTGCTGTTTTCTCAGCCATCTTCCGATCATGCTCCGCCTTCCGTTCGGCCAACTCCATGTCGAAGTCCTGTTTCCGCTGTGCGAGTGCGAACTCGGCATCCTGGGCTCGGACGGCCAATTGTGCCTCGAGTGAAGCGATCTCCCGCTTGAGCTGGAGATTAGCCTGATCCAACTGCTGCTGGTGCTGTTGCTGCTGGGCCTTCAGCTGGGCATCTGCCTGCGCTGCGACAAGCTTCGGGTCCGGGGGAGGCTGCGGTGGCGGCATGTCCTCAGGCACGTCGCCGAAGAATAGGCCCGGGTCTTTGAAACCTTGCGCCGAGCAGATTGCAGCAAGGGTGTTCCGGTAGTGTTGCAGGGTCACAAGCGGATTGCCAGGTCCCGCCTGCATAAGAACCTGCTCTTGCTTTTCAGCAATCATCATCAGGTTAGCGATGCGCTGCTGCTTCGAGACGCCCGCCGATCCCGTGTTGATCGTGATCGCCATCTCGTCAGACCAGCGGCGCGGGTCTATCTCGGTCCATTCTCCGAACAGCTTGACTTGACGGGGCTTGTCTTGATGCGCGACGACCAGCTGCAGGATGCGCTTGAACACATCTTCGAGACCGACGCCCAACCACACAGCGACCATTTCGATTCGCGTCTTTGCCGCGGCCTGCAGGAGATCAATTCCCGTGGCTGTCTTGTTGAGCGCCTGCGGGTCCATGCCCTGCGAGTGCTTTGTGACGCCTGAAGATTCCTGCCCGCGCTGATCGAAGTATTCGAGGGCGTTGAGAGCTGGACCAGAAATGTCCGGCATCTCGCTTTCTTTGACGGCCGCGTTCGGGTCACCCTTGACCGGGATGACGCTGGACAACTTGTTTTCTAGGACCGCGTCAAGTCCGTCCTGCTCGATCAATTGTGTGTTGACGTACGTGCGTGGCGACAGAGTCGACGACAACCCGTCGAGATAGGAGCGCGTGATCTGCGTCCGAATCTTCTGAATGTCGGCCAGCATGTCGTAGATCGATCGGCCCACGACGCGATGCGAGACCCGGCTCGGCGTCCAAGCCACGTAATCCGAATACGAGACCGCGATATTCTCCAGGATGATGTTGTCGACCCGCTTCACCTGGCGAAGCTCGACGATCCCGTCCCCGTCGAAGTCGACCCGGATATATTCCTCGTGCAGGATAACCTGCTTGCGGCCTGTGTCGTTCGCAGACACCGCGTCATTGACATTGTCGTCAGGATACCGTGCTTGGCGCCGGCCATCGTCCGAGAGCGTGAGTTCTTCGGCGCTACCCCGTCGTTTTTTGAGCTCGTATTCCTTTTCCGGATACTCGCTGCACAACTCCGAGAGATAGGCTGTCTGCTGGCGCCGATGATAGGTTGCTGACGGGATGTTCTTCGCCAGCTTGTTGATCGCGAATTCTTCCGGCGGCACCGCTTCGATGTAGCAACGGCCCATCTTCGGTGTGCGGCGGACTTCAAGCATGAAAACGGGGCCCTCTGGCCCCTGTTCGTCTGCGTATCCGAGAATTTCGTATTCGGGATCGTTGGCGTATTGAAGGAGCGTCTCCTGACTCACGCCTTCGATGATCTCAGGCGGCTTTGGCTTTGGATCTTCCCACGATACCTTCATGATGCCGATGCGAGACAGCAGCCCGTCGAAGCAGAAATCGTGCGTGTTCTCAGTCGCCCGGTTGTCCTTGAAATAGACGTGCGAGAGATATGCCCCCATCAGGTCGACCTTGGACTTTGACGAGAGTTTTGGGCGCGGTTGACCGTCCTGGCCCTGAACGACGATCGGTTGGCCGTTCTTCATCAAAGGGATAGCCTGATCGTCTTCCGGGCTTGAGGCCTCCACCGAAACCAGATCATCCGCGCTGGTGAAACAGCGCATCAGGTCCGGCATCATCCAGTTGATCGTATCCTCGAGGTCGTGCGTCACCACTGACGAGCGAGACGTATCGGCTTCTTCGTTTCCGTAAGGGCGGGCGAAGTAACGGTTGAGCGCGTCTTCCTGGTTCTTCGCCAGTTCACTGGCGTGATAACTTGTCGCCTCAGTGGCTTCGTCCTTCAGAATGCGAACGAGGTCTTCGTCCGTCATGCCTTCTCGCTGTTGCTGTTCAGGCTCCATGCCTGGGAACATGTCCATCACGCGACCCTCGCTACCTTACGGACGAGTGGCGCGGTGGCTTCGCGCTTTTCTTTATGTCCCATTGAGCCTTGCTGGTAAGCGTCGGAACCGTTTGAAGACCAGTCATGGAGCGGCCTGTTATGGTAGGTCTGCGTCCGCTCGTTCCAGTCCTTGCGGTAGTTATCCAAGCAACGGATTCCTTGACTGCATTTCTCTTCGTCAAACCATGACATGTTGATCATGTTGCGCGCCGCCTCGATCGAGTCCGGCTTGTGCTCAACGCGTGGTATCACCCGAAACTTGATACCGAGGTTGCGGGCGATCTCGACACGGGGCTTCGCGTCCGATCCCCATTCCTTATTCTCGAGATCATGTGGACCGAGATGCTCGCCGTAGGAGTAACCGTACATGTCTCGCCGGTCTTTCAGCACGTTGATATAATGCGAAAGGCCTTCGCCGTTATTCTCGTAGTAGTCGATGAAGTGATGGGCGCGCCCGTCAGTCTGATGAAACCAGATTGCGTTCGTGTCGTTGACGCCGATATCCCACCATGTGTCGACCGGCTTGGTAGGGTCGAAAGGAACTTTCCCTATTCGACCTTGTTGGCGAGCACGAAGCATCTCCCGCTTGAAGTAAGCGCCAATGACGGCGCTCTGGAAGGCTTCGTCCACATGCGACGGGTATTCCCGCAACATGTCGTCTGGACCGATTTGCTTGCTCTTTGCCGCGTACCACGCGATCTGTTGCGGCGTGCAAACGATGCCGTGTTCAGCGGCTAGATCACGAAAGTACTTCTGGACCTCGGCCGGAACTGGCATGCCAGGCGCATCAAGCACATAGTCCGGGTGCTTATGCCACGGCACGAAATGGAGCTTAAACTCCATCGCGGTCAGGTCGCGGTTTTGCGCTCCGACGTTCCTCGCATCCTGCACCATGTCGTAGAAATCACCCGCGGTTCCCTCCGCAGTTGATTCCACGCAAATCATTTGGCCCGTGTGAACCGTACCAAACGCACCAGTTCGGATCTCTCGCGCCTTATCAGGATATTTGGCGGCGATCTTTCCGAACTCTGATACATGCAGGAACTGCAGCGTGCCGCCGCGGTGTGAGGTTCCAACCTCGATAATCGATCCGTTGCTGAACTCCAATGACGTTGCATTGTCGGACTTCAGCGGATTGGCGGCCTTGACTGCCGATGGTAGCCGCTCATAGGCGAACCGGATCTTGTCGAGTTTCTTCTTCGCGTCATCAAGTGTGATATCGATAATGCCGCACGCCGTGTTCGAGTTGAACAGGCACGTGTCCAGCATCACGATCGCTATAAACGTCGAGAAGCCAAGCTGGCGCGCCTTCAGGACAACGTTGAGATACCAGAGACCGAGCCAGAACGCCTTCTGAGCAGCGTTCCGTACGAACTTAATGGTTCGGCCGGCCGAGTCCTGGATGTGGTAGAGATTGTCCAGCCGCCATTCCCGATCCGTTAGCCGTTGCTGGAGGCTGCGGAAGTCCTCGTGTCTGCCCATCGACTAAAGCAAATAGCTCCTTCATGAAATCTATCGCCGTATCTCCAGGATCAACTGTTAAGGCCTGCGGCGCCTTACCATGACCACGGTCGAGCACTTCCTTGATTGCTGCCACACGCGCTTGCTCGCTTTCAGCGCCAGTGGCGAGCCTAACAAGTTCGGTGATCATTGCGGGCGTGTGCTTCTGTGCAAGCACCTTGACGTCTGCCGTGGCCTTGTTCGGAGTGCCCTTTTGTCGGCCGCCGATACGCGTGCCCTTCGGTACAGCCATAAAGCTATTTCCACCTAAAATAGGTCATCACGCCGCGACCTCTGCAGGAAGCTGCATCTTCTGCGCGACTGCACGAAGATACGCGATCGCTCGATCATCTGAAATCGAAAGGCTGTTGTGAATGCCGCGTTCCGGAATGGGACCAAGAGCAAGCGCTTTGATCTCATCCGCTTCGGTTTTCTCACGTTCCCCATGCAGCCAAGCATCGAGAACGCCCGGACGCCGGTTGAGCCCGGCGCAGAGATAGAACATCGGCGCCAAAAGCAGGAACGCAAGCGAACTCATGCCCATGATGCCGGTATTCGTCGCCTCGCGTTCGGTCATCGTGACATTGTCGACGGGCTGCAAGCGAACGAGGCTCAAGGCCTTAAACAGCGTGTCGGTGTGATTGACCGCAGTCGATGAGACGAAGGTCGCCTCAGCCGCGCGCGCCGTCGCCTTGTCGAGTCCCGCCTGGGCACCGGCCAGCATCTTCTCGTGCTGCGCCAGTTCTTCGGCCTTTCCCGCTTGATCGAGAGCGTCGGACTGCTTCTGTTTCAGAGCCAAGCACTTGGGGCCACATCCACCTCGGCGGGTTTCCTGGGAAATGGCTTCACCGAGCGTCTCAGCCTGGGCTTTGAGTCCATCAGCAGAAACCGTCGTCACCCACGGGTTTGCGGTCTTGAGCTGCGCAATTCTATCCGAAAACTGCTTGATGCGGTCCTTGGCTTCCTTCACTGCGGTGCGGGTGTCTTCGTATTTGACGTTCGAGACGTCCGACTGCTGCATGTCGCCAACGCGGATCGACGCCGAATAGCCGACGTGCGTCAGGAGCGCGACACAACCAAGCGGGAGACAGGCCAAGCTGATCCAGCCGGCCGTAGTCTTCTGTCCTTTGCGCCATTCCATCGCGGCAACATCGGGCAGAATGCAGAAGGCGAGCGCGACGAGGCCGAAGCCGACGGCATGCAGATAGCTGAGCGTCGAGCCGAATTCGTAGCTAATCCCCGCGTCAACTCCGATCGCGAAGAGCGCGAGAATCCAAAGCATCTGCCCGAACGGCGTGTACTGACGCCATTGCGTCGCGAGGAAGGAACCGACGCCAACGATCAAGGCGGCCAATCCACGGGGAATAGCCTTGAAGAGCTGCCAGAGGGACATGGAAATCTCCTGCGGGTAGGAGGTGAATTTACGATTTAGGTTTCTGACGCGGACGGATCGTCATCTTCGCGCCGGGGTGAGCCGTTACCCCGTTGTCGTAGAGGCCTTCAGCGACCTCCACCTCAACCTCACGGTCCGGAACTCCAACCATGTCGATGGCGCGCTGTATCGTGCGGAGCGGTTGATCAGGCGAGAAACCGGTGTTCAGGTCCGAGCCTGTTGGCGAGACGTAGAGATCGGCCATTGGCTTTCCTCGCGAGGAAGCCCCGCCGCCGCGCATCCATGGCATTGGATCGGGTGCCAGAGCATGTGTCGTGGCAATCCCGGGTCAGGAGACAATTCGGGCTGCGCGTCGGATCACATTGGACCGACAGGTTGGGCCTGGCCTGCGCAGATACTTGGCGTTAAAAGCCCTGAGCGCGAGATAGAGCTTCCCCTTCCCGCAGTACGCTCACGATA